TACACCATTTCCTGTACCCGCTGCGTAATTTGCATGGCCAGCATTAGCGACCGTTCCTCCAGACGCTTGAGTATTTGTCCCCGCAGTTAAAGAAGAACCTCCTGCGCCAGAACCATGATTTGTTGAAATAGCGCCGCCAGAACTACCACCATAGTAACCACCGCCACCTCCTCCAGAGGTGTGGGTGACATTATCTCCATTCCCTGATCCACCCCCGTTATAGCCGCCTGCCGCTGTTGATACAGAAGAGGGCGCGTTTCCACCTTGATTAAGTGATCCTGCTCCACCGCCTGTCACAGCGGCTCCACCAGCGGACTGAGTGCCGCCATTTGCGGTAGTGCTACCAGCGCCGTTAGCGCCAGACCCACCAGTGGTTCCACCCCCTGCTCCACCATTGATGGAATTCTCGCCAGCGCCTCCTGCTCCAGCAATTGCTAAAACAGTAGAACTTCTATATATCCCAGTGCCGCCACCACCGCCACCGGGTTGTGATGCGCTCACATGGTTAATCGCACCGCCTCCACCAACCTTTACAGTGAGAGTTTCTGATGGAGTTACAGTTATATCACCCTCAATAAAACCACCTCCGCCTCCAATTGATGATCCTGTGCCTCCACCACCTCCTGCTGCTCCCCACGCTATAAAGGTTAAGCTAGTAACGGAACTTGGAACCGAGAATGATTGATCTGAACCTGTGTAAGATTTCACCACTGTTACATCACCGCTACCGCCAGTATAATAATTCGCCGAATTCCTAACTTCATTCGTAGACAAAGCAGCATCGATACCAGTAGCATCAACAAAAGCGTCTTCTGTCTGGTCTACAAGATTGTATTTAGACCATGAACCATTTGTTGCCACCTTGAAACCTAGCAGAGCAATATCCTCTTCGATCCCTGAAGTGTCAGTAGTAACAGTCCCCCAGTCGACTGTAGACGCGCCTGTTTTCTTTAGGAACTGCCCGGTAGAGCCGGTAGAGGTTGTATTTAATTGATCGACATCTACAGTGTCATTACTCGGTTGCCCGATATCAGTAACATCCCCAAGGAAAAGGATTGTCGCCACAGCAGAAGTTGGCGCTGTGGAGGTTAGTGTTAAGGTCGTTCCAGAGATTGTGTAATCAGTGGTCGGTGTCTGTCTTACTCCGTCAAGGAATAGCAGGGTAGAGTTTACAGTCCCTTCTTGGTTCAAAGTTATGGATGAACCAACGGGAGCCGCTTTAGTCTGTGTTGAATATCCCGCTAATTGGGGTGGTTCGTTTCCGAGATAACTCATATTCCAAAAGCCTCGCTTACTTCTTCCGTTGTTAGGCCAAGAGCCTCAAGTTTTGATTTAACGGAATCTAGTTTTTCTTGTCTGGCTACTTGTTCTGCGGTAGGTTCAGGAGGGGTAGGTTCTACAAAGTGAAATGCGCCATCGTATGTTCCGCCCATACGAGCATCTGAAGTCGCTTCAATAAGTTCACAATCAGGCACGGAGAACGCAGTCTGTCCATCCCATATAATCATGTTCTCTACCAGACCATCCCGCACCACTGCATAAGTAGCCATTGTTATTTGAACTCCATAATCAAGCAAACACCTACACCGCCGCTTCCAGCTGTTTGTGTGCTTGCGCCATGATCTCCACCGCTGCCTCCCGCACCAAAGGCGTCTGCGCTTTTACCCGGTGTGCTATTTAAGTAAGGAGACATACCACCACCACCCCAAAAACTATCCCCTCCGTATTCTCCGTTTGCCACCCATAAACCCGGCCAACCACCTTTTATGGCTATTCCATCGTTTGATGCCCCTACTGTCGGGGCTGTAGGCACGGCTGGCGATGATCCAAGGACTCCAACAACTCCTCCCGGAGCAGTTATAGTGTCAAATGATCCGCTACCGCTTGCATGAGTAAATGTCGAGTTACCACCAGCACTTCCACCCGAACCTCCAGCACCTATCACGATAGTTATAGTATCCGCTGGCACTACAGTTACACTTGCGATAACAGTTCCAGCAGCACCTCCGCCAGTTCCGTTCTCGACGGCGACACTTCCATTAGCCCCACCGCCACCACCGCCAGTTATGAAAACAAGTAGTTTCGTGATGTCTGCTGGATCACCAGCGGCAATACTAGGAACGGTATATACCTCTGATCCACTAGATACATCTGTATGAATTCCGGCAAACCCAGCAGATACAGCAACAGTATCCCAAGTGCCATCGCCCTTGAGAAATTTACTACTTGTGATGCCTGAAGCATCTATTAAATTTACGTCAACTTTTGTCGTTGCCAAAGTAACTTCCTCTAAATTTATCTGCTATGTGTGCTTTTGCTTCTGTTAAACAGTTAGGTAACATATCGTCTGGTGCTATTGTCATCCATAAAACTAGGAATGGGATAAGAAACCAATGGGCTATCCGTGCGATTCCAACTATGAAACTCACTTAGGATGGTTGGCCTTTACCGCTTGGCGTTTGATTTCTAGTTTAGTTACTGATGCCATGCGCTCTTCTACAACACCCTCCCAAAGGGCGACTACCAGTTCATCTATTGATGGGTATTCTTCTTTACGCTTACGAGCGTAATCATTGTCGTATGCGTCTTGCTGGCTTTTTAGTTCTGTTTCCAACCATTCTTGTGTTGGCTTCTCATCATCACTGTGGATTATAAGATTGGCATAGGTTTTTTCTTTGCCACCAAATCCGAACCATTGGCCCGTATGCATGTAAACCAAAATATCTTCAATATTTTTTGCTCTCATGTTGCATCTCCAAGCCGCATAAAGGTTGCATAGTGGGCGTTGTAATCAGTATTACCCCTGATTACGACAGAATATAATGCGGTAGCCCCACTAAACCTGACTTTATCAGTCGATGTATCTGCAACATTAACAACATATTCAAGACTCACGGCAGAATCTTGATTGTGAAACCCGTAAGAGTCATTTCCCGCCGCTGCGACCCAATTCGCTCCGTTATCGTCAGTCACGTATATGCGTGCATACAATGATGCAGAACCACCAGACCCCTCATTAAAGAAGCACCATCTCACCAACCATGTTCCCGTTTCTGGAAATGTCCAAGCGCCTGACAGCGTTGCACTAGTTGTACTGTCTACAGCCATATCGCTACCAATCGATCCGGGGAACTCCGCAGAAGCTGGCTTTTCCCAATTCTGATAAACGTCCAATTCAGATGTTGATATAGAGAAATCCGCAGATACACGCCACTGTTGGGATTGCGTTAATCCACCAGCAACCGTACCCCAACTAGCGGCGCTTCCATCCGTAGTTAGAAACTTACCACTCTGACTTGTTTGGGATGGTAGTGAATCAACAGTAGTCCACGCCATGTCATCCTGAAGGAATTTTGCCCCCGTAGGAGTTCCTGTCGTAGCGAGTTCTGCAACACCAACTGAGTCATCCGCCATCTTAGCTAGAGTAACTGCATCATCAGCTAACTTTAATGAGGTAACAGAACCATCAGCAGGAACTATCGCAGTTCCTATATCATTTATGCCCACTACTTCAACAGTGGCCCCATCAGCAAAATTCCCCGACGCGAGAGTAATGGTCGTGGGAGTTCCTGCTATTGAGAAGGCATCTGTCTGTTGAACAACACCATTTACTGTGAAGATGAGAGACTCTTCGCTAGGGGCGGTCCATGTTAAGACAACAGTATTAGTTGAAGTTCCAGAGATAGCATACGCGGCTTTTAATCGTATATCAGAAGACTTTAATTCTGTTCTACCTAAATACGACATCAGGTGATCTCAAGGACTGAAGCAAAGATGTCAAGGTTTCCACTAGCGTTAGAAGACTTAGCATGAAGTTTGTCTCCAGACTCCATATTCAACTTAATGCCGTCAAACACTAGGGAACTATTGGCTGGAACTGGTGTTGTTTTACATATATAGTAGTTCGGTGTTCCCCCCGCGCTTATATCTTCAACAGCAATATCAGCATCTACGCTCACCGCCCCAGTATTGCAGACTGTTAAACTATGAATTACTGTTTCAGCAACACCAGCCGTGTGCGCTGCAAACACTTCTGTAAGAGCGGTGTCTGTTAGGGTCTTACCCTTATTCTTGAATGCATTTGCCATATTTTTTCCCTAGCCCAAAGCAATCGCCATTGCAACACCAGTGCCAGCAGGATCGCCTGCTGTTGGAGTTCCCCATGACGTATCCGTTCCATTGTTTGTTAAAAACTTACCAGAATCCGATGTAAATGCCGGTATCATAGCGGCTGTACTAGCAGAGGGAAAACTTCCTTGAAGGACTTCCTTAATAAGATTAAGATGCCCTTTAGGAGAGGTTCCACCGCCCTGAGATACTGGATCGCCATTAGCCGGGTTCGTATCAACCAGTTGGCTAATATATGATGCAGTTTCTACAGCCATTACGAGGCCGCTGAAGTAAGTGTTACAGTGACAAGAAGAACATCGCCACTAACAACAGACTGAGCTGAACTAAAATCTACTGCACCATATAGTACACCAGTAGTTCCGCTCTTTGTATTGTTAGTAGTTAAAAATGCACCATAAACATCATCAGATGCATTAATAGTAAATGTCGCTTTACTTGCACTATTATCTACAGACTTAGACGCTACAGTACCTAGTGTAAGTGTTTGTCTAACAGACTCAGAGTATATAGCCAATTCTGCCCAGCCACTATGAGAAGCCATTGTATCACCAGCAACTACCGTGCCAGTATCTTTTAGGCCAACATAGTGGGCTGCTGTATAGCCCGACCCTTTAAAATAATTACTTAATACGTCATCTAATCCTGTGTCAACGACAAGGTTTTTATTTACCTCGCGCCATTTTTCTTTTCCGTCCACATCATAGCAAACAACTTCCCAGATGCTTCCTAGAATTAATCCAATTTTACTCTCGCTCATTTTGATACCTTAGTCCATGTTGTTGATGGGTCAGTCGAGGCAGTCCAAGTTGTAGACCCCTCTGGCTCAGGTTCCCATAGCCTCCTTTCGGCGCTAGTAGAACCCAAATAACTTGTAAGTGTTACAGCCTGTGTATACTGGTAGTTTGGAGTTGCTGATTGCCCTAGATTAGTTTGAAATGTAATCGTTGGCATATTATTAGAAATACTAAAATCAAAATCAGCAGCTAATGTTGCTGTCTTAGTATAGGTGTAGTTAAATCCTACAGACATTCCAAACCTAGATTCTAGAGTTACATCCTCTATGTTATGGGTTGGTATGCTTTCACCCAAGCTAACACCTAATGTGCTTACTTTAGTATATTGCCTATTGGGAACTACACCCATCCCCATAAACAAAGGATAATTAACATCTCTTATATTGTCTTCGCCAAGAGATGTTCCCAGCCCCATTGAAAACGAAACCGACTTTTTCTTAGCAAGCCTTACATCAGTTACGCTTTCATCAAGAAATAGTCCAAAAGAACTACTCTTCTCCCTATCGGGGGTATTCCAGTTTACTCCTATCGCTCCACCACCGCTAACCCAAGTTATAGGTGCAGTAGCCTTATTCCAGACAAGAGAGGACATCAGTAATAGCCAGTAGTATTCATAACTCTCATTGACGAACCGGAATGCCTATCCCGTGCGTCTGCTGACTGTATAGCAGTTATAGCAGTTACAACAAACTCCTTCCAAGTCCCTAATCTTTCGTCATTAACCAAGAAAGGTTCTGCATTTAAAAGCGCCCCGTATAGATATAGATCAGGCGCATTAGCTAAAACCCAATTGGTTGCAACTGTAGAAGACAATGCATCAAATGCTTTGTAAAAATCCATCTCCATTGTCATTATGGAATCAGGAGTTGGCCCTAATATCAATTCATTTGCAACCATTGTATACATTTGAGGAACACCTGTCTTGCTACCTCCCCATA